CATCCATTTGGGTACTTTGCAATGACCTCATACACCATTTGCTCTAACTTGGTTGAATCAACCTTTTCAGCAGCATCTTTGCTTGTATCTGGGTCTTCTTTGCGTACCATCTTAAAAGGTTCAGTACCAAAGAATCTACCGACTATCTCATTCATGTTATCAAAAAATGTACTCATTATTAACTCCTATTGGGTGGGGCTACGACTGCTCGTCTACAAGCTTTCAAAAAGTATAAAACAGCTTTCACCCCGTTAACTTAAAAAGGAATGTCAGATTCGTCATCAAACTGTGGTTTGCGGCTTTCTTGTGGTTTAGGGTCATTTATATACGCCCAGCCATCCCAGCCACCTTCACGCAAGGGAATATTGTCTAGTTTAAGCATTGGACCATTTTTAGTCTCAATGATTGAACCAATTCTTTGGTAACGCTTTTTTGTCTGACCTTCGCTGTTGCGGTATTCACCAACAATGCAAGAAATTTCTTTACTAACTTTTGACATTTTCATTCTCCAATGATTGATTTAAGGGAAATAACTTTAGCATCTACTTCTGCTAAAAACTTGAGGACCTCATCCTCTGCGATCTTGAGCCAATCGGCATTACGTTCGACTCGATAAACAAAAAGTTGAGCTTTGGTTGGCATCCGTGGGTCAAAAACCACGTAGTCACACCAAGACCTATTAGCGCAACGCATTTGCCACTGCATCTGTGCGTAGTACTTTGCATCTACTGGATTGCCATTTTGTGCATGAATTAACCAACATTCCAAAGCTGTACTGGATGAGGGGCATTTAATCTCAATCATGCCATCATCACCCACCAAACCATCAGGCGAGGCTCCAGCCGCCTCAATATCTGGATGAGATATAAACCCTACCTCTTCAACCATTTCGCCAGTGAGCACCTCATAAGCGGCTCTAGCAAAAGGCTCTTGTTCCGTACCCCACTGCATTGCTGCATTGGAATATGACTCAGCTTTCGATTGAGTAATGCGTTCAAGCACAAGTTGAGTCATGTAATTGGTGCGGCTTGTGCTATAACCAGTTTTTGTTTTGGCAAGCACATCAGCCAATCGGCTGGCGGTAACTTTGCCAAGGCGCATGGCAAACCATTCCTCTGTGCCTTGATCCATCATTTCAATCATAATTTTGCCTTTGCTTGGTCTTTGGCTGCAATCACCTTCTTTTGCCATTCAGCATCACCATTGCAAGCGGCATAAGCGGCTTTGTAGGAGCTTTTTAAGCTTTCTTGATCTGTAGATGCCTCAATAGCCGCCAAATGATCCACAAGAGCACTTTCATTGACTGATGGCTTTTCAATGATTGTTTTGCGTGTAGCCGCATTTCCGTCATCATCTTCTGGTGCGATGCCGCAAGCCGCCATCAGGGAATAGCGCCTTGCGTATGTCAAAGCGCTACCGTAACCCTGCGGGTCTTGTTTGCTGGCTGGTACGTGTAATTTGCCACATTCCAACATCTCGCCCGATTCGTGAATGAATACAGTTTCGACGGTGACCCCTGTAAGGTCTTCGCTTGTTCTTTGAATCAAGGCAATGCCAGCCTCGTTTAAGCCCTCAATGACAGCTTCTACGCAAGCACTGAGGTCGGCATATCTGCTTTTGAAATGAGGGTTGGTGGATGATTTAAGGGCGGGGCCAAAAGCTTTTTGTGCTTTAACCAATGCAGTGGCGATATTTTTCATTTGTTACTTTCTTCAAAAATTTCTGTTGTTTTACCGAATAAGACTATTTCACATACATTGCCTAAACCATCTTTTATGTAGATATGTCTAACCAAGTATTCTGTTCCGTCTGTGTGAGTACAGACCGTTTCTTTTGTAGATGTAGCAACTACTTCGTGAATAAACTGAGTTATTTTCATGTTTAGCCTCTCCAAGCCAGTAATATGCCAATGCCACCAAAAATGATGATGGCCAAAATGCACTCAATTAAAGTGGTAATAATTTTGTGTTTCATTTTGCTTTGCAAGTGTAGAAGTTACGTTTTGCCTCATCCATCAAACGCTTGTATTCGTCATTAGGGATGTCATAGGTAATGTGCTTGCCTTGAGCATCAAAGACAAAAACATCAAACATTTCCGCATAGTCATAGTCGTATGGATGATTATGTTGTGCTGGTAAATAGTCGTAGCCAACCTTGACGTTTTCATCTGTGTTGCCGTTGTCATAAGAAACAACATCATCAAAGTAATACTGGAGTTTGAGATCAGTCATTTTTGATTTCCTTATGCGAATTCAACATGGTGCATTTCGTAATAGGCCTGTGCATCTTCTGCAGTTGATGCTTCCCATTCACGGCAGATAGCAACTTCATGACCATTGTTAAAAACAGCAATCCAAGCGGCAGGGATTGTGCAATTCAATCGGTGATTGAAATATTCTTGTTGAAGATAAACTTCGGTGATTTTGATTTGTTTGCGCATTTTGATTTCTCCTAAAAAGACCCCGAGAAGTTCAGGGCATGTGTGCATTGTATAGGGTTCTTAACAGTTATCAAGAGTTTTTTATCAGTTTTTATTAGGACTTTCCCTAATATGATGAGGCCGAAGCCCCATCTGTATCAAGCCAATAAAAGTGATTCTGCCTCTGACTTCAGTCGATTGCCATTGCCAAACCAAGCATTGTTCATGCGGGTATCTACATTGTGTCCACGCTCATGGTCAATGTATTGTGTGACCGCATTTAACAAGCCCCATCGTGTACCGTAAACCCCTTGCTCTGATGCACCAATCCCCGCACCATCAAAGAGTTCGAGAACCCTCTTGTAACCCCTAGACTCTTTGTACTTTTCAGTCTGAGGGTCAAAGATCGCAGGGAATAATTCGCTAACAAAACCTTTGGCATATCCTGTGGAAACATCAAGTCTTGCAAGTGCTCTGTATTTGTCCATCATTCCGTCAAAACCGCCAACAATAATGCCAAGTTTTTCACGCATCAGGCTTGAATCAAAATCTGTGCCATGGGATAACATCACCCGACTTGGTGCGGCTTCAGTATCAGCCGCAGAGAGGGTGTTATTGCACACCACTCGAATACTAGTAAATTGACCAATCGTTGCGGCTGAACCATCAAAAGAGGTGCTAAGAAGCAAATAACCTTTTATGGCATCATCATGCAAAACCACTGATTCTTTATTGACATTTGCCAATGCCCAGATACGCTTGCCGCCTTTGATTGCTCCTGCAACTTCTAATGTAAAACCAGCCGATTGAACAAGAGTGTTGAAGAAGTCCAAAACATCTGCGGGTTGGTGAACTTTGTATCGGTCTGAAACTACACCAAGGGGCATTTTGTTGTCATTACGAAAAATTACATTTTTGTTTTCCACTTGTTGCGGTGCAGCAATACCTTGAGGCCAAAACATAACAGGAGAGATTTGTGCCTCCCAATCAAGTCCAGCCTCTTTACGCCAGACATCAATAGGTGCATCTTGCGTAAGCTGTTGACCAAGACCATGCCAAGGTGTGCTATTGGCGTATGCAATTTCTGCTTTGCCTGTTTGTGTGTTGTTTTCAATTAAATGTGCCATGATTTCTCCAGATAGACCCTTATGCGAAATTGCTAGGGCATGGTCACATTGTATAGGGTTCTAAACATCGGTCAATAATTAATGTTAAATTTTTATTAGGACTTTCCCTAATATAAACTTTTGCTTTGTATAGTAAAATGCACCGATGTTAAAAGAAGAAGCAATTTTAAAAGCTGGTTCACAAGCCGCCCTTGCAAGGTTACTTGGGGTGACCAGGGGTGCTGTCTCTCAATGGAAGCATTTGCCTAAAGGTCGTTTGTATCAGTTGATGGTCATAAGACCTGAATGGTTCAATCGTTTATAATTTTTTTGAAACACGGCTAGGTTGGGCTTGATCTCCCAGCTGAAAAGAGTTATCCCTTCTCCTGCCGATTGTTTCTTTTTAAGGGTGTTTTAAAAAGGTAAGACCACGTGCATTACTACACATTTAATATCGGTGATTATCGAGGTGCTACTGCACATTTATCAAACGAAGAAGACCTTGCTTACAGAAGACTTCTTGACATGTATTACGACACAGAAAAAAAAATCCCAGTAGATAGCCAATGGGTTGCCAGACGCTTGCGTTTGGATAGTAAAGTAATTGAAGTTGTGTTGGCCGATATGTTTGAAAAGCAAGAGGATGGTTGGTTTCATGCTCGTTGTCATGAAGTGATTACTCAATATCATGCTATGGCAGAAAAGAATAGAGCAAATGGCAAACTTGGAGGCAGGAAAAAGAACCCAGTGGGTAACCCAATGGAAACCGACTCGCAACCCATCGTTAAGGCAACTATAAACCAAAAACTAATAACTAATAACCAAGTTAATACCAATATATGCCCACCTGACGGTGAACTAGAAGAAAAATTACCTGATTGTGAGCATAAAGCAGTTATCAGTCTCTATCACGAACACTTGCCAACACTGAGGAAGGTAGAAGTCTGGAATACAACAAGACATGGTTACCTGCGGCAAAGATGGCGAGAAGTAGCAATAGAATTATCGCAAAGCAAAAAAATTACGACTGATGATGTTCTCATCTGGTGGTCGGACTTTTTTAAACACATTGGCTATTCAAAATTTCTGACTGGAAAAATTAACGGCAAAGATGGTCGTGCATTTACTGCCGATTTAGAATGGATTCTTAAACCAAGCAATTTTGCAAAAATCGTAGAGGGTAAATACCATGGCACTTAATAATTTTAAACAGCAATTTAATCAGATTGACGAAACAAATCATTCTTTATGCAGTATTCCTGGTTGTGACAATCGTTGGTCGGTTCAAATGGAGGGCCAACGACCGATGTGTTCAAAACATCAATGGTCCGATAAAAAACCAGCCACAAAGCGAGATGTTGCGGTAACAAAATTTACTCAACCACCTGTTCAGCACTGGCAAGATGATGAGGTTTTTTGATGTATGACCACAAATCCTTGTTGGACAAAAGACGGGAAGGCCAAGAATTTAGCCTTGCTGACATCAACCGAGCATTGCGAGATGCTGGAGACCTTGAGCCTTACGGAAGCCAAAGAGTGGATAAAACGTTATCGCAAGAAACGTTTAGAGCTGGACAAGCAGGAAGCCCAAGCATGGTGGGAAAGTGTCAAAGTGGATATAAAAAAGAAACGTGGTCAGGATGGTCACGATACCTTGATTACAAACATGAGGCAACAAAATGAGAAGAGCCGCACGGGTTGATGCAAATCAGGAGCAAATCGTAAATGCGCTTCGCGCTACTGGTGCTTATGTTTGGATAATTGGCCTTCCAGTTGATCTTTTAGTTGGATTCCGTGGTCACACATTCTTAGTTGAAATTAAAAGTACGTCTAAAAAGCGTTTAACGGGGTTGCAAGCAGATTTTTTTGAAAATTGGTCAGGTAATACTTTGGCAAGAATTGACAGCCCAGAAGCGGCCTTGAGAATGATTGGAGTTTTAAAATGAAACCAGAAGAAGCAGCGCAAACAATTAGAGACAAGGCTTTAGCTTATGGCGAAGCAAAAGCACAACGTGTTTATTTGGAAGAATTTAGGAAATCCAAAAAAGCATTGCTTATGAAAGACGCACTTTTACTTGGTGTTGAGGCGGCTAATGCACAAGAACGAGAGGCCTATGCAGACCCAACTTATCATCAGTTGCTTAAAGGACTAGCTAGTGCTATTGAACAAGAAGAAACGCTTAAATGGCAGCTTGAGGCGGCGAGATTAGACATAGAAATTTGGCGAACACGCGAAGCAACTAACCGAATGCAAGACAGGGCGCATCAGTGATTGCAAAACACCCTTATGTGAGAAGCAAAAAGCTTTTAAAGTTAGTGGCAAGTCTCGATTGCCAACTTTGTGGTTCATCTCATTTTGTCCAAGCAGCACATACGAACTGGGGTGGTGGCAAAGGCAGAAGTATCAAAGCTGACGATAATCTTACAGCCGCACTTTGTATGACTTGTCATTACGACATTGATGCAGGAGCTAAATGGTCAAAAGCTGAGAGAAAACAAGCATGGCAAGTGGCACATTTTAAAACAGTTCAATTATTAGTAAACACAAACCAATGGCCTGTTGACATACCTATACCTTTTACAGCAGAATAAAGATGCTGACAAATGCAGTTGCCAGCTTTGGGGCTTCGGCCCCTTTTTTTTAAAGGACACTATGAATCCAGCAGATGCAGTTGAAAAATGGGCTATTGATAGGTTAATACCTTACGCAAGAAATTCACGCACACACTCTGAGGAACAAGTGGCACAAATTGCCGCAAGCATTAAGGAGTGGGGTTGGACAACACCCGTATTGGTAGACGAACAGGGTGGAATAATTGCGGGACATGGGCGCACGCTGGCGGCACAAAAGTTGAAAATGACAGAAGTGCCTGTAATGGTGGCAAAAGGTTGGTCAGATGCTAAAAAACGGGCTTATATCATTGCTGACAATAAATTGGCACAAAATGCCGATTGGGACAATGCAATGCTGATTTTAGAACTACAAGAATTAAACGACCAAGGTTATAAACTGGATTTAACTGGTTTTACATCAGAGGAAATAACGGAACTTTCTATTTTCGATAAAGATGAAGAAGTTGACGATAGCAAATACACAAAAAAAATAGATGCCCCTGTTTACACACCATCGGGTGATTGCCCTCCAGTGATTGAACTGTACGAAAAAACCAAATACGAAGAATTAACGGCCAAAATTTATCAAAATCCTGCAATAAAGGCCGAAATAAAGGACTTTTTGCTTGCGGCTGCAGCAAGGCACATTCGCTTCGACTTTGAACAAATCGCCGAATTCTATGCTCATGCCGATCCAGACTTACAGCAACTGATGGAAGATAGTGCTTTAGTAATCATTGACTTCGATAAAGCTATAACGAATGGATATGTAAAGCTTTCGCAAGCCATCAGCGATGTTTACACCAGTGAAAGGGACACAGAAGATGATGCCTAAAACTTTTGCGGTATTTATTTTGACTCATGGTCGTGCTAATTCTGTTTACACGTACCAATCACTGCGTAAACATGGCTATACAGGCAAAATTTATCTTGTTTGTGATGACGAGGACAAGCAGATTGATAAATACAAAGAAGTTTATGGCGATGAATCTGTCATTGTTTTTAATAAACAGGAGGCAATAGACGCGACTGACAGTGGAGACAACTTCAAAAAGCGCAACAGCGTAGTTTATGCAAGGAACATTAACTTTAAGATTGCGGCCAATCTGGGCTTAACTCACTTTTGGCAATTGGACGACGATTACACAAGGTTTGACTATTCTACAAACGAAGAACTTCAGTACATTACATCTGAAAACAAAATAGCTAACTTAGACGGTGTACTTCTTGCTTTAATGGAATTCTTAGATACAACACCGTTCCTTTCGGTAGCATTTGCGCAGGGAGGTGACTTCATTGGCGGCGAAGGTTGCGTATTATTAAGCAAAATGCGAAAAGATGAGATTTACCGTAAAGTAATGAATTCGTTCTTGTTCCGTGTTGATCGCCCCGTTCAGTTCATGGGTCGAATAAACGAAGATGTAAATATGTATGCAGAATGGGGCAGGCGTGGTAAATTGTTTATGACAACACCGCAGTTACGCTTACAGCAAATTGTTACTCAACAAAACGCAGGTGGATTGACTGAAATCTACTTAGACCTTGGAACTTACACAAAGTCGTTCTATTCGGTCATGTATGCACCGTCTTGCGTAAAAATCTCACAAGTGGGAACAACCGATAAGCGGATACACCATCAAGTGACATGGAAGTACGCAACACCCAAAATCCTCGCTGAAGATAATCGAAAACCAAGAGTTCTTTCGCGTATAACACCAACGCACCAATAGGATAAAAGGATGTATTTTGACTTGATTTTCTTGGCAAAAGCCAATAGAATTTATTCATAATTATTTATTGGATTCTTTCTTCAAAAAAAGAAAAAGGAAAAACAATCATGTCCAGACCCCCAAGTGCTAATACAAGACACTTTAGAAGAATGATAGGTGAACCAGAACAACAGATTCTATGTGCCGCAGGTGAGGGAAACACAACGGTAGGCTTTAATGAAATCCTATCAGTCTATAGACACTTCTTCAACCAAGGACTACGACCAGGAATGCCATTAGAGAGAATAGCAATCATCATCCCATTAGGTAAGGCGGGAAGACCAGCCAAGGATTTATCACAAACAGGTAATTTCTAAATATAATTGCCTAAGTACCCCTAAAATGATCCACCCGACCCTTTCTCATAAGACTCTTGGAGAATTGGGCTGAAACCCAATAATCAGCCCACCAGCGACCTTTCCTCAATCGGTAGGGTAACCATCGGCAGGGTGACGAACGAAGGATTGGCGAGGGTCTACGATGGCTCTACAGGGATTCTGCATCGATGGATGGGTAAGTCTCGGCATGGGGGGGGGAGGGGTTGGTCGGGGTATAGAAATTTTAATGGATCATCTTACTCAGGGAAAAAGTGGTAATGGAAAAAACGCTCGAACAATGTAAACTTGTAGAGTCCATGAGTGGACTTGGCCTCCCTGATGAGGAAATCGCCTTACTCGTCGGCGTTGAAGAAGATCAACTCAGATCGGCCTTTTCTCATGAATTAGCCGTAGGGCAAGCCAAAGCCAATGGGCAAGTTTCGAAGGCCATCTACAATAGCGCCCTCGCTGGAGATGTAACCTCTCAGAAACTCTGGGTCCAAAAGCGTGGCCGAGGCAGGCCTAAGGGTAGCTTCAAGACCGATCTCGCCCGATTGGCTGAAGGTAAAGGTGCGATCGCAGGGAAGACTGAATATCAAAAAATCAAAGAGCTAAAGTCCATGCTCCTTGATGATGCTGGCCATCAAATCGTTGGCAAGGCCATTGAGATAGCGATGAACGATGAGCATCCGCACCAAGGTGCGATGATTAAACTTTGCGTGGATAGGCTCCTGCCTCTTTCTTTATTTGAAAAGGAGAAGAACCTCCGTTCCGCCATTACAATTAACATCACGGGTTTAAGTGACCCTACTCTCATACCTGCAGAGGATATAACCGATGTCTGATTTAAACTTTTCTTTGCTACCTTGGCAACAAAGGGTTTATTCAGACAAACACAGATTCAAAGTTATAGCGGCTGGTCGCAGATGCGGCAAGTCAAGATTGGCTGCAACATCCTTGCTCATCGAGGCGCTTCGTTGTCCCTCGGGCAGCGCCGTGCTGTATGTTAGTCCCACGATGGGGCAGTCAAGACAGATTATTTGGGATTTACTCCTAGAATTAGGCAGAGAAGTAATTCATACCAGCCATGTCAACAATCTTGATATAACGATGGTTAATGGTGCGAAGATTTACGTCCGAGGCGCAGACAGGCCAGATACCCTGAGGGGCGTCAGTCTAACCTATGCCGTTTTGGATGAGGTTGCGGACATTAAACCTGAGGCGTGGGAACAGGTCATTCGTGCCAGTTTGTCTGATAAACGCGGTTCAGCCATGTTTATTGGAACACCGAAGGGAAGAAATTGGTTTTATGACCTCTGGTTGCTAGGTCAAGAAGAAAAAGACGAAGATTGGAAGTCATGGCACTTCACCACCGCTGATAACCCCTTGATTGACCAAGCTGAGATTGAATCTGCCAAAAAAACCCTGAGTAGTTTTGCTTTTAAGCAAGAATACATGGCCTCCTTTACCAATGCGGGGTCGGACATCTTCAAGGAAGAGTGGATTAAGTTCGGGGAAGAGCCTGAACACGGGTCGTACTACATCGCTGTTGACTTAGCGGGATTCGAAGAAGTTGCAAAACAAGCCGCTAATGCCAAGAAGCGGCTGGATGAAAGTGCTATCTCTATCGTTAAGGTGACTGACGATGGAAAGTGGTTTGTTAAAAAGATTCTACATGGGAGATGGGATATTAGAACCACTGCCTCTAACATCTTAATGGCGATGAGGGACTACAAACCTTTGAGTGTGGGGATAGAGAGGGGGGCGTTAAAGAACGCTGTTTTGCCCTATCTAAGCGACCTTATGCGAAAGAACAACACCTATGCCCATATCGTAGATTTGACTCATGGGAACAGAAAAAAGGCAGATCGGATCATTTGGTCTTTACAAGGTAGGTTCGAGCATGGCAGAATTGTGTTAAATTCGGAAGAAGATTGGGACGAGTTCGTAGATCAGTTAATCCTGTTCCCCGCACAAGGGGTTCACGATGACTTACCAGACTCTCTTAGTTACATTGACCAACTTGCTGTTACATCTTACATGGAAGAGGATGACAGTGAGGATTGGCAACCG